TGACAAGCATGGTCTAGAGATCAACTATCTGGACCGCTATGGATCGCTACTTGTGGCACAAGTGGAGTGACCCAGCCCGCTTCGGCGGGCTTTTTTACGCTTGCAAAACGCTAAGGACTGACCTATACTAGCGTCATCTGTCGGATTGGTAACCCGGCAGTAGCACTCCAACTGCGAATCCCGAACCCTTAAGTGTGGGAGCGGGCTTCGTCAAAGCGCATGGAAGGTGTTGGAGACCAACCATGTCGCGGCAACCAAGCCTAAAGCTCGTACCCCCACTTAAGGGTTTTTGCTTTTGGGCCTGATTGTTGACCTTGCTTCGAGAGTCTATCGGGTTCTGGGTGGCACGGGGTAACCGGAGGAAGTCGCAGGGGTGGATTCCCCGCAGTGCGATGTAGGCCGGTCTGCACCACCCTACTACGTTCTGGCTTGAGGCGAGACGCGCACAGAAGATGCAGGCGCAGGGGTAGGTCGCCAATGGGGAACCTGTAGCTTAGGCCGCAGCGGAGATGTTGGTTCCAGAGCCGTTGCAGACGCTGGCATCAGCGGAAAGTCTGGAAGTGGGAGCAGTTGCCTAGACTCCCATCCGAATAGGGAAACCTCACTTGGCTCCATATTTGGAATGCGCCTAAGTTCACTGCGGTGGACTTAGGCATGGTATTGCCGAACGGTTTCCTACTTCCACCATTTTGGAACTGTACGGAATCACAGTATTGCGCTACAAACGCACATGACCACAGTAGTAAACATCACCCTAGTACAAGAGGGCGACCAGATCACAGTCCGATCAGACGCGATAGGGGAAGACGAACAAGTCCTCGCCATCGGTCTACAGATCGTGCAGCACCTCAGCTATCTGGAACTGCACAATCCGGATCACCTGACTGTGGACATGCCCACCCTATCGATGGGCAGTCATTAAATCTTCAGGGCTTTCAGGACTGACTGCCCCGTGCGGAACAGTCCTTCCCTGAGATGGTGGTCGTTGCAATCACCAAGCCGATCCGACATCCAATACGGCCACGCTATCTCGCGGGCTACCCTCTCGCCCGTACCAGACGCATCGTTGTCCGCGATGACGTAGCCCCCAGGCAGCAGAGCAGCGATCTTCTGCATGTTCCCGGCTGAGAAGCACACATGGATGGTGTACCGGCGCTTCCAATTTTTGAGGATCATCCGCAGGCTCAGGGCCGTGGCGTAACCCTCGCACAGGAAGTGTGGGCCCTTGTTATCTAAAACAAACTCCGCCTCGCCCGTGCGCTGTCCGCTCAAGAATTTCTTGCCGCCAGCGGTGTCGATCAGTTGGACACCCACCAATCGTGGACCGATCCGCATAGGAATCACTAGAAGGTGCTCACCCTCACGGACCCACACATTTCCCACCTCGTCAGGAAAACCCTTGGCTTTGAGGTAATCGTGTGATGCATACTGGCACTGATGCAGTATCCAAGCGGCCTTTTTGGATGCTTCGCTTTGCCTGCGTAAAGTGTCCTGCTCTGCGCGGTATGCCTGCTCGGCCAGGGCGCGACGATCAATTTTTACGGGCTCATCGGGCTTCCAAACACTCACGCTCACTTCGGTGGCGTGGTTCTGAGCGAACCCGTGGTCGCCCATAAATTTAACAGCACCGTTCCTGTGCTTAGGTTTGTCCTCCGTGGGGTATCTGCGCCACAGACCGAGCGGCGGCATGTGCGGGATCAGGATTCCGTGGATATGGCAGAAGGTCAGGAAGTCCATCAGCGCTTGCTCTTCAGGAAATTGCGTATGCTCTTGATGGCAAAGCTCTCAAACGCCCTCGTCGGCATCATCGGCATATCGTGCAAACCTTTGGGCCACACACCGAAACGCTCCCGATAGTTCGCCAAAGCCCGTTTGTCTGACCACGAACCAGCCTGAACTTTCCACTGCGCCATGCTCCACCAAGCCTGCTTGTCGTCGCGTGACATCGAGCCAAGTTCTTCCATCTGGCCGGGAACAGAAACCACTGCACTCTTACGCTCTCGCACATGCCCGCAGTTCGTGCAAGTATCAGAACCACGCGGCCACAGAGCACCACAGGCAGGGCACTTTGAATCCTTCTTTTCCTTTTCGTCGGGCTCTTTCTTGGATTTCTCCTTGCCGTCGTCTAGTTCACTCACTCCATTCTCAAATACATCCTCCCAATCTTCTCTGAATCGAATGTAATTTCCCGAATGGTCAAGCCATAATCCGAAGTCTTTACCGGGATATGTTCTCATCACACGGCCCATTTGCTGGATATGCGATGACAATGATTTAGTAAACGGACGGGCAGATACGCCAATCCTGACCGCTGGGCTATCAAAACCCTTGGTAAGAATATCCGTGGCAATTAAACCTACGATATCTGAATCAGGTTTATTAAAGTCTTCGATCACGTCCTTCTTGAATTGATCATCGTCTTTGTAGGATATGGATACGAAGTTATATCCCTGCTCACGGAACTTGGCCTGGAGATCAACCCCATGGTCTACACCAGCACAGAAGACGATAGTTTTCTCTGGCTTGCCGAATATCTCATGCGTCTTCTTGATCCACTCAGCAACGATGTCGCCAGTGATCTTCTTGCCGCGTGAAGTAGCTTCGGCCTGACTCCATTCGCCCGCTACTTTCTTGGCTCCGGTCATGTCAATCTCTTTGGAGATAAACACGCGCAAAGGCACAAGAGAACCAGCGTCTACCAGTTTCTTTGTAGTGATTGGAGATACGACATGGGAGTAAACAGAACCCATGCCTTTCGTGAAGGGCGTGGCTGTTAGGCCGATCACCTTGATATGCGGGTTGTTCTGGATGAACTCTATCGTCTGGGCTCTCGATTGATGGGCCTCATCGATGATGAGAAGGGATAGGCCGGGGAACGATCCCCGCTTCTCAATCGTCTGGGCCGAGCAGACTTGGATCATTTCATTCGGCCTGTATCTCCAATGCCCTGATTGGAGTACGCCGTGATCGATACCGTACTTGTCTAGCCGCTGGGATGTTTGATCGCACAGAACGATCCGGTCAAGAAGCATCGCCGCTCGGGTGCCCTTGACCTTACAGGCATGGAGCATAGCGATAGCGATCTCAGTTTTCCCTCCCCCGGTTGCGAGGTAAAGAGTTACCGCTTGATGCCCGGCTTTGAAAGCCTCTCGCAGCATATCCAATGCCGCTTCTTGGTAGTCGCGTAGTTTTAGCATGTGTTCTCCTGCTGGCATACAAGCCCGCCAGCGTGGGCTGTTGTTACTCGTCCTTCTTGAGCTTGCGCTGCAGGGATGCGACAGTTTTCTTTAGTTCACCGTTCTCACGCTGGAAGGTGTCACGGCTGATCTTCAGAGACTGGTTCTCGATCTCCAGAATCCTGATCTGCTCACGCAATTCTTCAATAGTCTCTGTCGCCGCTAACTTTTCTTCAGGCGTGGCTTCCATGGCTTCCACCGCAAGCCGGTCAGACAGGCGCTGGTTCTCGGCCACCAGTTCTGCTACGGCTTCATCTTGCTGACTGACAATATTGTCAATCGGTTCCTCGACCACAGTGTCCAGTTTGACGGGCTTCTCTTTTTTAGGCGTGTAAATATTGCTGCTGCTGATCTTTTCGCCGCCGTCCATTTCTGTTTTGACTGCCGCGACCAGTTGAGGCGAGACATTACATTGGGAAGCCATTTCCCGTAACGACAACTCACCCCACTCAAAGTCTTCAAGCAGGGTCAGAACGCCCTTGCGCTTGTCTGCATTGGTCTTGCGGATGCCATGCTTGTCGTTGGCTCCTACGCTGTACCAGATGGCATCACGCAACGTTCCTGAACGGACATCGGCCTGGATAGAAGTCTTGCCAAGCAGCTTGACCGCACCAAGCCGGTGAAAGCCATCGGCAAGGTAGTATTCCACCCCATCGAAAAATACGATGATCGGCGGGAACTCGTCACCCGCCTTCATCGCCTCGGCGTAGTCGGCAATCACGTCTTCACGCATCTCTGCACGGGACTGTGTGCCCTTGTCGGTGACAATATTGTTGATGTTGATAGGTTTCATTGATCTTCCTTGATAATTTTTGCGTCCTCCACCTCGGCAGGCCGCTTCATTGCCGCCTCGACTAGACGGCGGAACACTTCACTTGGGACCGCTACCTGGGGCACCACCGTGCTGTGTTGGTACAGCGCGGCGATGAGCTGCTTCATCTGCTCGTTCATTCTGATCTCCTGTCTACTTGATGCAACTGGTACAAACACCTACTTGTCATCAGGTAGCCTCAGTGTATCATTGCGGCTCTGGAGGTGCAAGATGAACGATGAAGTGAGAGTCCTTAGAGAGCGCATCGCAGTGCTTGAGAGGCACATCCACGCAGGGATCAACTGCGGGTTCTTCTGCGCTCTACCGGAGTGTGCCAAATTTTTATCAGGAGAAGCAAATGATCAAGGAAGAAACGTGTGTCATCAGCCCCCCGAAGTTCGGGGTGACGGACTTCATCATCGAGGGGATGGCTCCTCTAGTGGTGGAGCGTTTTAGCAAGAAGATGGAGTTGATGAAGAAGATGGCCGAAGGCCAGTCAGCCAAGAACAAGAAAGAAAGAGCCGCCCGTGACTACGACAGAGAGTGTGAGGATGCCCGTTACCGCGCAACGGATGGATGGGAAGGCATGAACGCCGCAGCATTCCGTGCCGCCATGATCTCAGCTTGTCGTCTTGTTGGGTTCAAGATGACCCTGGCAAAACTCTCAACTTTCATTGAGGCGGACGGTTTTGATGTGAACGATGGTGTTCCGTTGGTTCGCGTCTATGGTGAAAGCCACACCTACACGGCGCACACTCGCAACGCAACGGGCGTGGTGGATGTTCGCTCTCGGCCCATGTACCGTCAGTGGGCGGCAAAGTTGCGTGTTCGGTATGACACGGATCAGTTCAAAGCCGCCGATGTGCTAAACCTTGTGTCTCGCTGCGGGCTTCAAGTTGGTATTGGTGCAGGCAGACCAGATAGCAAGGCATCTGCTGGCTGTGGATTTGGTCTCTTTGGAGTCGTAAGTTCTGATAGGGAGCAAGAGGTTAGATCTAAATTTGGCATTCACTGACACGGCAGGCATGGTTCGGCGCGAACAGGCGAGGATTGGTGAGGCAGGTCAGGCGTAGCAGGGTGCGTCATGGCCCGGTGCAGTGAGGCGGGGCTGGGCACGGCAGGCAAGGCACGGCGTGGACAGGAGGGTTCAGGCGAGGCACGGTCGGGCACGGCAGGTCAGGCTGGGCGGGGCTCGGCCCGGTGCGGCAAGGCAAAACACGGCAGGCATGGAACGGCGTGGCGCAGCAGGGCATGGAAGAGCGAGGCGCGGCAGGCATGGCGTGGCATGGATCGGTATGGCAAAGCGGGGCACCGCAAATAAACACAGGAGTAATACATGAAACAGGAACGTGAACTTTTGACACAGATGGCCCGCCAAAAAGGCGGCGTCCTGATGGTTGACGATGTGCTGTCAGAAGCACAAGCTGAAGACAGCATCCTGCACAAACACTTTGTGTGGGACAACAACGAGGCGGCTGATCTGTACCGCAGACAGCAGGCCAGGGCATTGATTCAGAAATGCCGGATTCAGTTAGTTGAATCAGAGGCCGTGGAAATTCGGGCTTTTGTCAGTTTGCCAACAGACAGAAATGCTGGCGGCGGCTACCGGCTAACGACAGAAGTTGTCAGTGATGAGCTGATGAAAGAAGAATTGATCCACGACATCCGCATGACCATCTCAAGGTGGACACGCAAACTTCATTTGCTTGATCGTGATGTTGCAGAACTGCTGGTTGAAGTAGAAGAGCGCATCAAGCGCCAGCCAGAAGAACGTGCTGCAGCATAAGGAGAACAACATGAGCAATCTACAACTGGTCAAGCACGCGATACGCCTGTGGAACGTGCCGCATGTCCCAAAGAGCATCAACCGTTATAACACTCGCAAGTGGCTCATGGCCGTTGAGCGTTTAGGGGACAAATGGTTGATTGAGAAACCAAGAACCAAAGATCAACTGATGCCGAAGGTGAATCAATGAAGACAGACACAAGGGAATACACAGACGGCACCGAGCCCGATGTGTACCGGCGCTGGTGCTGCGATGGGCTGTGTAAACAGGGCAGGATTTGCCCCAAGTTGATGCCCGCCGAGGCGGCGACTGACGTAGGGCAGGACGACCCGGACTTCTATTCTCGGGAGTTAATGTTGGAAGAGTTGGGCAAGTTTTTCATTAGCCTCTGCGTGGCAACCGCCGTTGTCTCGACCATTGCAGTTCTCGTGTGGTACTACGTCGTCTGATGAAAACACCTTGGTTTGAAGGAGTACCCGTGAGGATCGGTGTTTACGAGCGCGACTACTGCGGCAACCTTGAGTATTCGTACTGGGGTGGAGCCGAATGGTGTTTTGGTTCGCGCACTATCGGCGGGGCACTTCTCAGCAAAGTTCCATCACGTTTCCAAGACCTGCCCTGGAGAGGGCTGTTGAAGGAGGATGTATGACTGAAAAAAAGCGGCATTGGGATGCAGTGCTCGAAGTCAAAAGCACAGGTGGTCCCGCGTTCCCCATCCAAGTTGCGGAGCACAATGTTTACACAGGCATGACCCTGCGCGATTACTTCGCGGCTAAGGCGATGACCGGAATGTTGGCGGCGTCTGAGAATTACACGACCTACGAGTTGTGCGAATACGCTTACGCGGTGGCAGACGCCATGCTTAAGGAGAGACTGAAATGAAACTGTCCATGAATAACGACGAACGAATCCATGTCGTGCCGATCAATGACCTGCGTGAGCACACTGCCAGTCCAGACTGCTGGTGCAAACCAACAGAGGATGAAGGATGGCCTGATGTCTGGGTGCATCACTCAATGGACAAGCGTGAAGAGTACGAAGAAGGAAGAAAGAAGTCATGACCCGCGACGACATAAGTGAAGAAGACGAAGGTCTCTTTGACGACGTACCTCTGGCGAACAGAGAGCGTGACCGGGCGTTTGAGGCGTTTATCAAGCGCAAGGATGTGAAGGCTATGTTCAGCGACGGGTTCCCTTTCCCACTCAACCGTGGGTACTACGACTTCTGGTGCATTGTCTGGGCCAAGGCGTGGGACAAGGGGTTCAAGATTGGATGGGAAGAAAGGGGAAAGCATGACCAAGGATGACATCATCCGCATGGCGCGGGAGGCTGGCGGATCTTTTGAAGAACTGCCTTTGTGTGACGCATGGCTGTTTTATGAGGAGGAATACCTTGAACGCTTCGCCGCCCTTGTCGCCGCTGCCGAGCGCGAGGCGTGTGCGAAGGTGTGTGATGTGTTTGCCAAGCATGTTGGCTACGCTGACGCAAAGGAAGCGGCAGACACATGCGCCGACGCCATCCGCGCAAGGGGGCAAGCATGATCAGCAGCCACATCTACAAATACAAACCCCAAGACTTCGCCCGCTGCATGACCAACCCGCTGTTGGATCAGTGCAAACAATGCGCAAGGAACGTGCACATGAATCCTGTGCATCCCGACAGCATGTGGCAAACGTGGATCGGCCCGTGGGTCGGGCATGGTCCGTGTCCTAACGGGGACTTTGTGGAGAAAGAAGAGGAATGAAATGCCCAGAGTGCGGAGCGTGGATCACTGTTTTGGAAACACGTCAAAGGGAGAAGACGAATACAACGCGCCGGAGGTACGAATGTGCGAACCTGCACAGGTTTACAACAGAAGAAGCCCCGATTGGCCGTTCATGTACAGCTACGAAAAAGGCAGATGTTTTGTCAACACTGCCCCGCGTAAGTCCTCGTATACCCAGGCTGCTGATGCCGGAGAAGCCCTGATGTAAAAAAAGAGCCCCGGACACCCAGGGCTCAACGAGTTTCGACTCGATCAGGAGAACCAATCGATAGACTGGCCGAGATCTACTCTACACGCAACGCTTCAGGATGTCCAACGCTTCGTGCTCAGAGTTGACGATGTGCAAATT